GGTATTTGGATGGTGAAAGAGCGTATCCTGTTTTTAAGGCTTGTTTGAAAGATGAGCCCACAGCTTTAGACAAGGAAAAGGTTAGAGTATTTCAGGCGGCTCCTATTGCGTTGCAGTTGCTCGTGCGAAAGTATTTTTTGCCACTTGCTCGCATTTTATCCCTTTTTCCGCTCAAGTCCGAGTGCGCTGTGGGAATAAATGCTCAGAGTCCAGAGTGGCATGAAGTGATGACCCATGTAGGTCGATTCGGGAATACAACAACATTAGCTGGTGATTATAGTAAATATGATCTGCGTATGCCTGCGCAATTGACATTTGCTGCATTTCGCGTTCTGATGCATATGGCCCAGAGGTGTGGTTATACTGAGTATGATTTAATCATTATGAGTGGTATTGCAACAGATGTATGCTACCCTCTTATGGCATATAATGGAGATATAATACAGCATTATGGTTCTAACCCCTCGGGGCAGAACCTAACTGTATACGTTAACTGTATAGTCAATTCATTACTTTTTCGTTGTGGGGCTTTAGCAATAATTGGTTCCCGGTATACCCGGTTTTCCGATATATGTTCTCTCATAACTTATGGTGATGATGCTGATAGTACCGTTAATTCCAAATTTCCAGAATTTAACCATATATCTTATGCAAAATTTTTAGACTCGCGAGGAATTGTGTTTACGTTACCTGACAAGAAGGGGATTCCAACCCCATATATGTCACGTAGTGAATCACATTTTTTGAAGCGAGAATCCAAGATCCTAGGTGATACAGGAGTCTTGGTGGGGGCCTTAGAAGAGCAATCAATCTTCAAGAGTCTTCATTGTGTTCTAAAATCTCATGCAGTTACCACTATGGAGCAGGCAATCTGCAATATAGGTGGCGCGGCTCGTGAATTTTTCTTTCATGGGCCTGAAGTCTATGAAATGCGGAGACAGCAACTCATTGAAGTTGCTATAGAACACAATATTCTTCCCCTTTGCCCCGATTTAAACTTGTCGTTTGATGATCGCTTGCAAAGTTGGAAGGAGCAGTACACCCCGGACCTACGATGTCCATAAAAACTCATGTTAACCCGGTCGACGATCCGGCATGTGCAAATCTCGTTATTGTATAATTGGTTACCTATATATAAATAAATTTGTGTAATTATAATTTTTTGTTTGCTTTATATAATAGACACTACCCTCGTGTAGTACTCCTATTTAGGAGAGTACATAGTCTGTACAAATAATTACTCATTCAGTATGTTAATAAATGTATATATACCGT